GAATCTGACGCGTGGCCTGCCGACTAGATCTCTGGCAGCGACTACGTAGCGTGTGGTATCCATTCCATCGTCCATTGATTTGACCGGTTGCTCTTTCGCCGTGTCTGCCCAGACATAGCTGCCAAATTCGTCGGCTGTGCATGTTGGCAATCCGCGTTCTTGCAGCTCCAGATCGATCGCTGCCGTGCTGTCCCGTAAGATGAAACAATCGGGCGCGGCCGTCACCAGCGGCACGCATCCTTGATTGCACGGCCTGAATACCGGTATTGACGGATTTGTATGCCGCAATTGTGCCGAGCCCTAAGTGACGTTCGAGTGTCGCTCTATCTTCCGCGTCGTGGTCACAGATGACGGCTTGCGGCTTAGGCTCTCGCCATGTGCCATGTGTACCGGGGGCACTACCCACCGCCGCACCCGGGCATACCATGGCTAACGTATCTCTAGCGTGATCCTCTACCAACTTGCGTGTATAGAATTGCTCCGCGTACATGAATAGGCGGCCGTCGTGGTCTTCAGCCCACCGCTGTAATACAAACGGGTGGATATATCCAAAGTCGGCCGCCCACCACCGCGCCCAGTCATCCGGTATCTCGAACCTATCAATTAGGTGGATTGCCGGGTCGTAATCATCGTAGATCACACCTTCGGCGGCTACCCATAGACCGCGTCGCAAACGCAAATGCCTAACGCCGGTTAGCTTATCGAGCTGCCCAATGTAGATCCGACCCTTATCTGTCAGTGAGCCGTCATCATTGAATAGCCTAGGGTTCTCTTCATGTCTACTTTCAAGGATTCTGAGCGCACCGGACGATTCCCTAGTCTTCAGCCAATGGTTAGGCCGGTCCGGGTTAGTGTCCGCGATGATCTGCTGAAAGGATAACTTCCAGTTACGTGTACGGGTAGTAAGCGCTTCCCAGTCGTCGAGCGATAGCTCAACGGCCTCTTGCACATAGATAACGTCGTACTCCGAGCTCATTACTTTGCTCGGCTTATCCATACCGCCGATGATGATTGCAGACCCATTGTCGTACCGATACTGTGGCGGCTTTTCTGCTGACCCGCCGTAGAACTCGACGATACCGGCCTCTATAGCCTCACAGGCTACGATCTCGCGGTAAGTCTTCAGAGCTGTAGAGCCAAGGCTTGCCAACGTCTTACGGACGATCAGGCACGTGATGCCAGGGTGTTTCAAGCACAGGATGTGCATTTTTTCCATACAAGCGCGGCTCTTGCCGGTACCGGCCGGTCCACTGATCAGGACTTCGGCCTCGCGATTGTTGAATAATTCTACAGCCGACCCCCGTGGCCGGTATTCGTGTAATAGGGTGGCTGTCATTCGGTGACCTTGAATACGAAGCTCAAGCAGTCCGAACAGAACGCATTAGGATAGGCATAGATCTTGTCGGCGAGTGCAGGCAGTGTCACCGTCTTTTGTATATTATATTCTGTACAATTTTCGTTCATACATTTGTATGTCACATCTGGGTTGAATGAGTTAGTCACCGATAGCCTCCAGGCCGTCGATACCGACTCGGCTAGCTGAACCTGGCCTCGCTCTGTTACGGCGTCGGCCGACAATAGCTACCCGAGTTCCGTCACTCACTGTGCATGTAAACTCATAGTCACTGACTACCGAATGTGCGGCAGCCAAAACGGCATCATCGTCACTTAACGTGAATGCGCTCATTCTAAAGCCGCCATGTCGACGCCGACGATCTGGTATTTGACCGTGACTGTGGCATCAATAGCACGCGGAGCTAGTTGGCCTAGCTCTTCGGCGGCATTGCGTAACGCTCTGTGCTTAGCCAGGTACAGGCGCGGTTGCTCAGCCAACGTTGCGCTAGTTAGCGCTGTATTTATGCACTCGACGTCGTCCTCTAGCTCACTGAGCCGAGCGACTTTATCCGCAATCCATAGAGTGCTGATGTGATTCTCAATGGATTCACGCGCTATCGCAATTTGTGTAGCGTGGCGATCTTTAAATTCGTGGATGCTAGGCTGAGAAACGCCATAACGCTCCGCTAAGTCACGCTCTGTCCACGCGTCAATAGCTAGATCGTGAATGAGCCGTACCCTTACCGGGCCGCGCAATACAGCGCCACGAACGGGCACGGCGACACCCAAACCTCACGATAGGTAGTGATAGGGTGTCGCGCCCTCTTGCTCTCAGATTACTCCCAGTTACCCCTAGCAGATAGGCCAACAGGGCAGGAAAATTGACGGCGGACCGCTTACCCCCGAGACGTGGTGTCGCGCCTGGTCAGGAGGTAAGCGGTCCGCTATGCACAGGGTAGCCCTAGCGGTTGCTCTCGGCAACCATGACGACTACTCTATATGCATGGAAAACAACTCTGAGCAAAGCCAGGAGACGCCACCCGTCACTAGAGACGACCGTTCGCGCCTGGTCAGCTCAACGCTAAGGTTCGAACCGGAGATCTGGCGGGCGATTCGGACCTACGCGGCCGAAAGCGATCCTAAGATTTCATTCAACGCGGCAGTGACCTGGCTGATACGTCTCGGACTCCAGGTAAGCTCGCCGGACCGAACCTCGGAGCTAGTCGCATTGAGCCGGATCACAAAAATACTCGAACAGTTTGGCTATCTGGTCGACAATGCGGATGACGACTGTTAGACTGACAACAACGGGCCAGCAAGGTCCGAACCACACACCGAACCAACTCAGATTAGGAGATTCACGTCATGGCTACAGGTGAGCACATGGTAGGCACCCGCCCCTCGGCATACGAGGTCGTTACCGCTGATGGTAACCGCGCGTACGCCCTCAATAAGGGCGGCAGCGAAGCTGAGGCGACGGCTGCTGGTCAGGCTCTCGAAGAGATGATTGGAACCGGTTGGAAGGTTCGCCCGGTGTTCCTGGTCACCGTGCCTTCGAAGCGGACCGGCCGGAAGCCTGGTACTAAGAACATCATCAAGGATGAGGCAGCCAACGGCACGGTCACTGAGGCCCCTAAGCAGGCCACGCCTACTGAGGCGACTACGCCAGGTCGGTTGGGCAGCAAGGTAGCCGCAAAGTAGTATTGCAAGCCAGGTCAAGACAAAACTAAAACGCACGACAATAGAGCCGGTTTACGCCTAACAGCGTAGGTCGGCTCTACTTGTATGTGTGTCGGCAATACACACCCTAGGCTGTGTGCCTGACACCCTTAGCAGTCGGCCGCTATGCGATAACGTAGCCAACTAGTTACTAGCGGCTAAAGGGTAATGGTTTAACAGCGCCACTCGATTGCCGAGTGATTCGAGCTTGCAACCAACACCCGAATCGCATATTCTTGCCTTACCCACGCAACACCCAGGAGCCCCCCGGATTGCTCACCTTCCGGGGGGTTCCACTTGTGTGCCCTATGTGAGATTGATCACAGCCCACGGACGACCATCAAGGCAGCCTGACAGCCCGCGTCGGCATCCAACTACTACCGCCAATCAATTCATAGTCACTAAATGCGTATTGGAATTTCACTTGTGGTAGCTCACCAGTGCGAGACTTGGCTAACGTAATAGCGTCCTCCGCATTGTTGGCCTCTACCTTGATAGCAGTAGTACATCTATATTCGAATTCAACCCTAAACGCGTCCATTGCGCTTTCCTTAACAGGTTGGGCAGCCAATCCAGTGATTACAATAGGGACCATCATAATCAGGGTCGCCCGCGTTATCACCATGGCATTCTGGACAATGTTTCCACGTAGCCGGATCGTCCTCTAGGACGTCGGGGATGCTAACTACAATAGCAGCGTTTAGATCTCTAGCGTATGCCATTATGCCTTAGCCTCTTTCGGTTGTCCCTGCCAGCTCATGCCTGACCCGAATGTGATATCTAGGCCGTCACGGTCGCGTGGGTCAGGCACGGGACGGTTAAGCCCATAGATCCTAACCAGTGTCATGCCGCTCTCGTCATGAAAATAGATCACCCCACGTTCGACGTCGATATCTAGTGTTCCTTTGATTAGCACTACTCAGCCCTCCTTAAGGACCTAAGTTACCCTTTGGACTTTTAAAGATGATCCTCTTTTGAGGATCGATGGAAAGTCATTCACTTCCATTTGTGTAAACTCTATGTAGACTGACCCTAATTCATTACCATTCTTAAATAATCCAGTATTGATGTGTGGCGAGCTTTTCGGCATTACCTCTAAGGTTCGTAACAGTGTAGAGGCTCCTATCGACATGGATACACGACACCTATTAGGTACTACAATACGATATTTGGCTTTAGCTAACCCATGTTCAAATAAAAGATTCAGTTCAAAAATGTAGTCGGCTAGTGGTTCTAGTACACTTCGTAATTCAGTCCGACAAAACACGGTAGAGTTACATACTGCCAGATCAGCCATTGTAGTGATAATCCACTCAGTCTCTGACCACTCTCGCATTTTACAACGCCTCGCTAGAAAATGGTACGCTGCCTTTTATACCAGTAGCTGCATACCGGCGTCTACGCCTCAGGTCATCGCCGTCGATGTACATGTCCTGAGTTGGCCAATCGCACCAATTGCAACATGGTACCTTAACGTCTGGGCCAGGATAGTCTACAGACAGCGGCTCACCACAACGAGGGCATATCTCTATCATGTCGGCAGCTCCTAATAGCTAGGCCGACGGAATAGAATCCAAAAGCAACGCCACTCTGTGTTGATCCAGATACCATTAATGTCTTTCCATGACATTGCATACTTAGATACGGGCCCACCACTCTTAGTTGCACGGGAGAATCCAACACCGTAGCGGACTCCTAGCATGCTCTCTGGGTAAGTAATGAAATAGCGCTTTGACATAGTCTTAGTCATTTCTAAACCTCTTCCCAGTCTGTGACCACGAGGATCACTCGACGCTTTATAGTGCCACCCTCACGTCTCTTGTCTACTAACCACGTCTCTACTGGATAAATCTGCTCAACTTCTGGACCGCTAGGGCGTACCATCATGTAGCCACCTGCATACACCTGAGCATGTTCAGTTACGCGTTTCATGTTGGGAGCACTGCCTTTCGGTTGGCCTTTTTGACTTCGCGAGTAACACCACGGACTACGAGATCTAGGAAAGCTGCCGACGAGTCGTCGGACACAGTGTGAAAGTTATGATCCACCATCATTTCGGCGACTACAGCTACAAAGTAGTCCAGTACCTGGTTAGCTATCTCAGGTGTTGCGGTTTCCAGGTCGAACGCCTCTGCTATTGAATACTCACCCGATTCAGCTTCGATTAACACACTCGCATGATAAATGATAATTGCTAACGCTTTGTTCGCTTGTGTCAGATGCACGCGCTGTCTAGCTAGAGCATCCTGTGACTGCTCAACAGCAACCACAGCATCACGGATCACCTTACGTGATCGTACCAACGATGGACGTAGAACGCTATTCCTACGATGGTCCGTAGTCGGTAGTGTCACGTCACTCGGGTTAGACGCTGCCTCGATAACTTCCTCGAAGCAGGTACGGAACGCCTCGCCCGGCTTGTCTTTGCCGCTCTCGACTCGACTCACGTATGGGCGCGAGAACCCCATGCGACGGGCTAGCTCGGCTTGACTCAAACCCACTGCCTCGCGTTTTGCCTGATAGTCGACTTGATCCACTCGTGATCACGTCCTCTCAACAGTGTAATGTGGTTTACCTGTTAGCCGTTCGCCCACACTGTGTGGTGTGTCCGATCTCAGGGTAACACCCGTTAACTGAGGGGGCAACGGACACAGTGTGTTAACAGCGATGTGTGTAGTTTTAGCGGGTCAGGGTGTAATGTCATGATCCTTTGATCTTGCTAAAGGATCAAGGAAAACGGACACACATGCCGAACGAGCCATAACACCGTTACTGCAAATGACTGGTATCAAAACCTAATGTGCCTCTGACCTGCGACGATTGATTAGGTTATGAAGTTATGAGCTATGATTGCGTAAGAAAAAAGAGGCTACAGTTGACACTGTTAAGTGTAAAGCTCTAAAAAAGCTTCATAATTTCATAACAACACACACATACACACCACACACACCCCCACTGACCAGCCCTTTTACCCCGTGTTGATCTTGATTAGCCTATGATTTTATGGCATCTAAGATCGTCATAACCTCATAACTCGACACCCCTTGGCCTCCTGAAACCGTGCCCCTGAGAGCGACGCTGACAGCCTGAACCTACCTCCATAGGGTCATTACACCGGGCAGCTTACTTGATCTTGTTAGGGGCCATCTCAGCCGTCACTACAGGTCTACAGGCCGTCCCACTCGCCACCTAGTGCTCATTCCCCCTAGGGTGTGGTACCGTTATCACATGAAAAGGACCCTCGCGCGCCGGAGGATCGCAGAGCAATTCTTAGAGTCACCTGGTAAAGCACGCTGGGCGTATGAGCTGGCAGACTCGGTATTTGTCGACAAATCATCAGTGAATACGATTCTACAGCGCATGTTTACGGCGGGGTGGCTAACCGAACAATGGGAGGATGGAACGCCTACCGGACGGCCACGACGCCGGTACTTCCGTGCAACTGAGTTGGGTCTAAGCGAGATGGCAGTACTCACTGGAGTAGCTGCGCATGAAACGAATAGGAAGGCTTTGGCGACTTAATTACTGGCACGAATCTGGGTGCGCTCATTGCAACAGCGACATGTTTGAGGATGATCTGGTAGCATGGGTTGACGACCAACTGACTTGCAAACAGTGCATTGATAAGCTGAAGGCAAACAACCCGCTACTGAAACTGATAATGAAACGGAAGCAGGAGCGACATGGAGAACGCCCCGACCACATCGAACCTACCTAAACGTGGGGATCAAATAGACACATGGATTAAAGCGTTCAGGGACATTTACCCTAACACTAGTAATGAGTGGGATGCACTCGATGCGCTACTAGATGATTACAGGCTAAGAGCAGATTACGGGTATTCGTTAGCGCACGACTTGAATAAGTAACGATCTAACAGGTTTTTGTTTGGGTGCACGGCGTGGGGTTGTGCACAAAATTTCACAAGGTGAGCGGTGAGCAGATGTGGACGTGGGTAACGTTACTCTACGTGCCTATCAGGCCAAAGACGTAGAGCGGTTAACGGAACTTGGCGGTACTCTTGTCAGCTATGATAAACGCGGCGGTAAGACAATCACAGCTCTGGCAATTGCTTATAGGCTCTTAGCTAGTGGCCATAGTGGGCCGGTCCTGATCATCGCCGATAAGCCATCGCCGTGGTCCCGTGATCTAGAAAAGATCGGCATTAGTGCCGAGCGTATTCATTTAGTAGACCGACCTAAGCGCGTAGAGTTGCAA